AAGTATACAATATCCAACGGCAACAGGATGGGGAGCATTCAAGAAAATTACTGTTGGAAAAAATAATGTTGATTGGGCAAACACCGATTATTACGCTTACTTATTAGGACAACAAACATTCTCTAATCCTGAGGCGGTGAATATTAACTTATTTGTTACTCCGGGTATTGATTATGTTAATAATTCTGATTTAGTTGAAGATGCGATTGAGATGATTGAATTTAACAGAGCTGACTCATTATACGTTTGTACAACACCGGATATTGATTTGTTTATGCCAACAGTAAACTTGGCAACTGATTTAATTTACCCTCAAGAGGCAATAAATAACTTAGAAACTACAGGAGTCGACTCTAACTATACCGCAACATACTACCCTTGGGTATTAACAAGAGATAGTGTTAACAATACACAAATCTACTTACCACCAACGGCAGAAGTTGTTAGAAACTTAGCGTTAACCGACAACATCGCTTTCCCTTGGTTCGCGGCGGCAGGTTACACAAGAGGTATCGTAAACGCAATCAAAGCGAGAAAGAAACTTACTCAAGAAGATAGAGACACCCTTTACCAAGGACGTATCAATCCAATTGCAACTTTCTCTGATGTTGGGACGGTAATTTGGGGTAATAAAACACTACAAGTGGCTCAATCGGCACTTGATAGAATAAACGTAAGAAGATTATTACTTCAAGCTCGTAAATTGATTTCAGCGGTATCTGTAAGATTATTGTTTGAACAAAACGACCAAAAAGTAAGACAAGACTTCTTAGACGCGGTTAACCCTATCTTGGATGCTATCAGAAGAGACAGAGGTTTATATGATTTCCGAGTTACAGTATCGTCAGATACGGCTGATTTAGATAGAAATCAAATGACAGGTAAGATTTACATCAAACCAACCAAATCGTTAGAATTTATAGACATTACGTTCTATATTACTCCAACAGGAGCTTCTTTCGAGAATATATAATAAATAAAATTATGACCCATTGTAATAGTGGGTCATAATAAGCCTTAATATAAAGATATGTTAAAAAATAGAATAAAAGAAGGTATTGACGAGTTTGGTGCCCCCGATGAAAAGTATTACGCGTTTGATTGGGATGATAACATTGTTTCAATGCCAACAAAGATAATCTTGAAAGATGAAGAAGGTGACGAAGTAGGAATGTCTACTGAAGATTTTGCAACTTACAGAGAAGAAGTTGGAAAAGAACCTTTAGAATTTGATGGTCACACAATCGTAGGGTTTGCAAACGACCCTTTTAGATGGTTTGGTGTAAAGGGTGATAAACAATTTATTGTTGATGCGATAACCGCAAAACCGGGTCCGGCTTGGGATGATTTTGTTGAGGCAATTAATAACGGTTCAATTTTTTCAATTGTTACCGCTAGAGGACACACACCTTCAATATTAAAAGAGGCTTGTTACAATTATATTGTGTCAAATACAAATGGGATTGATTCAGACGAATTGGTTAAAAATTTAGAAAAATATCGTGATTTAGCGGATGAAGAAAATGTCTCTAAAAGAGAAATGATTCGAGAATATTTAGACTTGTGTAGATTTTATCCGGTAAGTTACGGTGAGGGTTCTGCAACAAATCCGGAACAAGGTAAAATTAACGCATTAAAAGAGTTTGTTCAATATGTTAAGGCGATGTCTCAACATATACAAAAGAAAGCTTTCTTAAAAAATAAAATAAATAATTATTTTGTCCCTAAGATAGGTTTTTCAGATGACGACTTAAAAAATGTGGATGTAGTGAAAAAACATTTTGAGCAAGACCCAGAGAATATAATTAAAACATATTCAACAGCAGGAGGAATTAAAAAAGAATATTAAAATATTTATTATAAAATAATTAATAAATAAAAACTATTAATATAAAAACTAGGATTTCTAGAATGATAGATTTTTTAATTCTAAAAGTCAAGAGAAAAAAATTAAATAGGTTATATTTATAATAAACAAGATAAAAAAATAAAAATTAAAAAACAAATAGAAAATGGCTGATTTATTAATGAAAATGCCCATACCGTATGAACCAAAAAGACAAAATAGGTTTATTGTACGATTCCCTTCTACATTAGGGATTAACGAATGGTTTGTAGAGTCGGCTGCTAGACCACATATCACTATTAAAGACGTTGAGATACCCTTTTTAAACACTTCAACTTATGTTGCGGGTAGATTTACTTGGGGAACAATTAATGTCAAATTTAGAGACCCAATTGGACCTTCAGCATCACAAGCACTTATGGAATGGGTGCGTTTATGTGCGGAGTCTGTTACAGGACGTATGGGATATGCTGCGGGGTATAAGAAAAACATTGACCTTGAGATGTTAGACCCAACAGGTGTTGTTGTTGAAAAATGGATATTAGAAGGAACTTTCTTATCTGATGTTAACTTTGATACTTTAGCTTATAGTTCAGACGCATTGGCAACAATTTCTGCGACACTTCGTATGGATAGATGTGTATTAGTTTACTAATCAATTAAAATAAAATATATTACACCCTACATTTAATTATGTGGGGTTTTTTATTTATATAAAAAAAACATATCCTATTATTTATAATAAAAACAAAATTATATGGAACAAAATTTAATAGACGCTGCAACTGAAAATTTCAGCTTACCACACGATGTGGTTCAATTACCAACCGGAGGGATTTTTTATAAATCAAAAAAGAAAGCTGTTAAGATTGGTTATTTAACGGCAAATGATGAAAATTATTTAATCGGTTCTGGTCGTAATAGTGAAAATATTATATTAAAACTATTGAGAAATAAAATGTATGAACACGATTTACGTCCTGAAGAACTATTAGACGGTGATGTTGAGGCGATTTTAATTTTTTTAAGAAACTCTTCTTTTGGTTCGGAATATAGTGTTAATTTAATTGACCCGGGAACTGATAAACCATTTATTGGTTCGGTTATTTTAGATGAATTAAACATTAGAAAAACTGAAGTTAAACCTGATGAAGATGGGACGTTTACAACTAAATTACCAAGAACAGGTGTTACAGTAAAATTAAGACCAACAACTTTTTATGATACTATTGAATTAGATAAAATGGTGGAACAATATCCCGTTGGTAGACAAGCCCCTAAAATTACTTGGAAACTGTTAAAACATATTGTTGAAGTTGATGGTAGTTCAGATAAATCAAAAATTGCGTTATTTGTTGATTCACTACCAATTATGGATTCTAAATACATAAGAAGTTTTTTAAGAGAAAATGAACCGTCATTGGACTTAAAAAGAAGTGTAATCGCCCCTTCAGGAGAATTGGTATCTTTCGAGATAACCTTTGGGGTGGACTTTTTTCGACCTTTCTTCTAATCATAGACAATTATTAATTGAGGAATATTTGTACTTAGCTCAAACAATATACGTATCATATTCGGATTTCCACACAATGCCGACATATGTTAGAAAATATTTAATAAATCGAGTAATCGAGAATAACACACCAAACTAGTGATTTAAAAACTATGTTTGGTGTATTTATTTAGAAACACATTTAATTATGGTAGATAAAGCACCGGAGGGTACTTCAACAGGAGGGATAAAAGGACTAGGGGACGCCCTTGGGTCTAATTTTGACCCAATCGCAATAGCAAAAGTAGTGTTGACACTTGATAATGCGGCAAGTGAAATGCTTAAGAAATTTGGTCAAGGTCAGGCTATGTCGGATTTATTACGTGGTAGTATGGCGGAGGCTGTTACTTCAGTAAGAAAATTAGGTGGTGATATTGCAGATGTTCTTGCGACACAAAAAGATGCGTCCGAAACTTTAGGTAGAAACGTTGTTTTATCAGAAAAAACAACTAAAGATTTATACGCAACAATGAAAGTTACCGGACAATCTGTTAAAGATATTGTTGCAGGTATGGCGGACGCGGGTATTGGTGCGGGAAGGGCAACAAGTGAAATGTTAAAAGTTGTTAATGTTGCTCGAGAATCAGGGGTTAATGCTCAGGCGGTGTCAGGTGCAGTTATTAAAAATATGGAGGCTCTTAATAAATTTAATTTTGCTGGTGGTGTTGAAGGTTTGGCAAAAATGGCAGCACAATCAACAGCGTTAAGAGTTGATATGGGTAAAACATTAGAGTTGGCTGACAGATTATTTGACCCTGAAAAAGCGATTGATTTAGCCGCATCAATGCAACGATTAGGTGTTTCACAAAGTTCATTATTAGACCCATTAAAATTAATGGATTTAGCTCAAAATGACCCTGCTGAATTACAAAATCAAATTGCTCAAATGAGTAAACAATTTGTT